CCCTTACAATGGGATTTACAGTTGCATGATAGTTCTCAGGGTGTGCAGTGTTAATTCCAATAACTCCCTTAACACTCACTACTATTGGTGGATAATTAAATATGTGTTCACCATCACCAACAGATGTTAAACCAACATACTGTTTAGACAAATAGTTAGCATCTGATAGAGTAGTTCCGATACCAGCAGATGCGAGTCTAAAACGATTATCACTGACTTTTAAAACATAGTAATCTTGATCTGTATCAAGTCCACCAATTCTAATACCATCATTTGAATATCTTATAACCTCACCATCTTTAAAACCATGATCCTTATATTCAATAAAATCTGAATAAGTATTAATACCAGTTGTAGGAATTAATCTTCTTTTGTTTTCATATCCCACGCCTGGATTGTCAATAATAATTTGACCTAAAACAAATTTCTTTCTTAAACTTTCAAATCTTTGTGATCCATCAGCAAAACCAGTAAGATTAATTAAATTTGATTTTGTTATTGCATCATTTTCATTATTTGCAAGTTTAATAGTTGTTTGATTAACTTTTGATACAAAGTAAATTGAGTCATTAACAAGTCTTTGATCGGGAGTTTCTTGAATTTGATCTGTTGTAATACCAGCACTTGCAATACCAATCGCACCAGTTCCAAATGTTTTATAAATTACAGCTTCCCCATCACGAAACTTATGAAATGTTCCAAAACCAATTGTGTCATTTGCAATGTTGATTGCGTTACCAGTTGATGATGCATCAAAATCGACAAAATGGTCAATTTGTTTTAATCTTGATCTTGCAATCGCATTTCTACCATTACCACCACTAATTTCAATTACAGGTGGTGCAACATAGTCAAAGCCAGGATCTATAATATCGATTCTATCAAATGTTCCTTTTACATTTGCAGTCGCACTCACCCCAGCTCCTGCTAAACTTTCAACATCCACTTTTGGTGGATTAATCACATCATATTGAGATCCACCCTCTAAAACATCAATTGACTCAACACCACCAAAAAATATAACGTCACCTGACTTATAGTTTGATATCTCTGTTCCATTTACTAACATTCCAGTTGTGCCTGGAATTGTTTCACGTTTACCACCATCAAACGTAGGAGTTAGTGGAATTCTTTTTAATAGTTTTTGATGATCTAATTTTTTATTTGCTAAATCTGGAACAGATATTTTAAATGTACCAGTTCCAGTCGCATCTACAAAATCACCATTAATTAAATCAGGTAAAGAGTTTGCAAGACGAATGTTGTTTGAATCAATACGACTTATATAATAGTTTTTACCATCAATTAGTTGTCCTAAGAAACCACTAATAACATTATATGTAACAACTTCTCCAGAATAGAATCCATGATCTGCAGCACCCTCTGTAACTTGTATCAACTGTATAACGTCACCGCCAGTGGCGCCAGTCCATGTTATAGAACGATCTGGTGCAACTATGGGTTCATTACCTAAACTTGGTATTGATGGTGAAGCAATATAAGAGTTACCCTCACTTTCATTATCATACGCATTTTGAATATCTGTAGTGTACTTGTTAATATTTGTATGAAGTGAACTATTTCCTTTTTTATTTCTTCTTCTAATGAAAGCAATATTGAATTCACCAACGCCAGGCAAATCACCTAATATTAATGTGGAACTATCGATAACACTTAAAACACGACCAACTCCTAATAAAGTATTTTGACCATCTAAAACTTCTATTGCATCCTCTTCTAAAAATCCATGAGCGGAGAGAGTTACGATACTAAAACTACTACTTGATTGTCTTACAATAGTTTTTGGAGTAAATTTGACACTTGTATTGTAAACCCAAGATCCAAAGTTTGAATCTTCAGAACTTTTGTTAATACCGAAAGTTCCAACTTTAATTGTATCACCTTTATTAAAGTAATACGCCTTTTCTGGTATTGGAAAATCTTTTAAAACACCAGTTACTAAAACTTCAATTTTCTTTGATATATTTGCAAAAGAGTATCCATATGCAACATTATTATATCGAACGTCATCACCAATATTCAAGACATCAACAGCAGTTGGCAATCCTACAAATTGATTTGCAGTTTTACTCGTATAAGTTACTATTCCAGCTGTGGTTGCTGACGGTAGAGATAAAGAACCACTTGTGGGGAATCCTACAGTCGTATCAACTGTAATCACAGTTGCACCAATAGATACAGGATCAGTAACACGACTTCTGCCTGGAACTACAAAATTACCATCTATTGAATCTTGTGTAATACTAATTTGATAGTAATGTTCACCATCATATAAAAAGTCTTTTACATCAGATATCGCACCAGAAGCACCACGAATATTTTTATCATCATCATCAGAATCTTGAAAAAGAGTTGATCCTTTTAAATTACGAGGATCACCTGTGATTGCTTTGACTACAAAATCTTGTGCAAAACCGTAGTCAGCATCAGATGGTTTAATTAAAAAATCTGATGGTTTTATAATATCAACTTCTTGACCATACAATGCTCTGAATAAAATTTTATATGATTCTTCTGTACCCTTTGTACGATAAAAGTCTTTAATTTGTCGAATAAATTTAACCTGATCAATATCACCACTTAATTTACGACTTTCAAAACCACTTGCAAAGGTTGTTTTAAGTTTACCAAAAAACTCACGAATGAAAAGATTAGATAAGTTATGAACTTTACTACCACCAGTATGGGATACTCCTACACTTGTGTTAAATGACAATAGATCAGGTCTTGTAGGTTGATCCATTGCATCAACACCACTAAAACCACGAATACAACCAGTAAATGATGTGGTTCCAATTCCTGTGTAAGTAATAATCTCATCATCTATTTTTAACAAACCATACTTATTAGGATAACCATGTGTTGAATCTACAAAAATTGTAGATGAATAAGATTCGGTATCAGTGGACAGGCCTGTGTATTCTGTAAGCGCAGCACCAACATATGTTTGTAATTTAGTATATCTGTCAAGATTTTCAGCAATGTTTATCGATCCACCTTGAAATTCTTGAGAGATATAGTATTGTTTCATAAAATCCACAAAAAGTGGACTTTCGGATTGCACAAACTCAGGTAACTGATTTTCAATTACCTGATTTATTTCGACTCTTTGTATTGAGGTATCAATCATTAATATCCGCCACCATAACTAGATCCGCCACCACCAGAAGAGGTGGGTGTGGAAGAACTTGGAGTTGATGTAGAGGTGCCAGAGGAAGCAACTGTGCCACTAGTTGTTGTTGTAGTTCCAGTTGAAGAAGCTGTAGATGTTAGAAGTGTAGAACCAGTTGTTACTGGAGAATTTGATTTTCTTGTGTAAGTTGGTGTATAATAACTATGAGTGTGAACAAATCTTGATCCAGAAGTGTTTTCACCCGATGAAATTAAATCTGGAATCATATTAATTGTTGTATTCGTCATATCAAACTTAACATATAAATCTCGAAGACCAACAATGTCGTTTGAGTGTGGAATTGCTTGAATTTCAATCACATCATTTGCAATCACTGTTGAAAGTATATTTACAGTATCTATAAGAACTTCACCATGCATATAATCAACTGTCCCAGCATTTTTCTTTACAATATTAGGAGTTCCACCCTCTGTATATGTAAAGAAGAATATTCTTCCTTTTTCACGGTCAATTACCTCATCCGCAAGGTAAACAGTACCTGTTACACCTTCAATTGTAAATCCTGTAGACACCACATTATAAGAAGACTCTTGAGTATGGAACATATTACCGAAACAAACCTCATATTGAGCAAATTGACCTAAAACTGATTTTAAATTACGTCGAATCGTCACAAGAGTGATATTTGATGTAATTGATGAGTCAACACTATCAATTAATGACACTGCTTTACTATATTTGAATCTACCACCAAATTTATTCACATCTATTGAACGTGAATATTGAGTTAGAGCATTTGAAACTCCAGTTTTAAGATTTTCTGGATCGTCATTCAAACTTGGATTATAATATGGATTTGTAGTTAACTCAACATACAAATATTTTAAATCAATGAACTCTGGCACGATACCAGCGACTGCATAACTCTTTAATTTTTGAATTAACTCTCTTTTTGTCTCATCAGATAAAAAATCACCATTTCGAGGTTTAACTGAAATAAAAACTTTTCCAAATCGAGGTGGATTCATTTCTTCACCACCATAAGCAGTCACAGATTCAACATTAGGGTAAATATAACCCAAAACTGACTCATAATCAGAAGAGGTGACTGCACGATACTGAGAAGAGTAAATTCTTGGTGCATAATACTTAATTGATGATATAGACTCAATCTCATCACCATCTCTTGACTTTTCATCAGTTGAAACTAAACCAATTAAAGATGGATTTATTGCTCCACCATCTTGATTTGTAATATTTCCGACAAAACTAAATTCTGAAGCGCCATTTCCATCTTTTCCATCAGTTGTGATGTAAGAGACTGTAATAACGTTATCATTTGATAATTTTTTACCAATAACGTTGTCACCAAAAATTAATTCATACCTCTCATCTTCAATTTCTTGTAATAGGTATGAGTTTGACGTTGATGTGATCCCAATAATATTATCAATCTGTTTATATGTGATAGAAGAGGTGGATGATGAGGATGGTTTAACTTTTACCTTTATTGTAGAAGTGTCAATGAAAGAATTATCAAGAATGTATCTTTGATTGAATAAAGAAGTATCAACAGTGAATTCTTGTGATATAAAATTGCCTTCATATATCTCTATATTGTTAAATTGACCAACTCCATTCACAACAGGGACTGTAATATTCTCTGGAATACAAAATATATAATTTGTGTTCGCTCCAGAACCATTACAAACGATACCAGCGTTTATTGTAAGTGTTGAGGTTTCTGTAAGACCACTTACAATGAATGATATTCTTGCTCTTGCTGATCTACGAGATCTTGGAACGTATCCAATGTTTCTGGCAAGTGAAACAACGTTTTCTCGAAGTGTAGCTGAATCAAGAAAACACTCGTTTGCTGCCACATTTGTATTATATGCAGTCGTATATGTATTATATGCTAATGCGTCGATAATTATTGAAAGGTTAGACCCCTCAAAGTCATAATCAGTAAAATTAGTATTTGCCCTCAGATAATCTCTGATGGATGTTTTGATTTGATCAAAATCTAAATTAACATATTGTCCGAAAGCCATTATACTCTAGCTGGGAATAAGAGAACGTCTACTTCTTGTGTTGGTGCTGGAATTCCAACAATATCATATTGTACAGTGCAATTTACTTCGTTTGAATCAGGATAAATTGATGTTGTCACTTCAAGATTATCAATTCTTGGTTCATAATTAAGTAAAGATTGTTTAATTTCGTCTGAAATACGAATTTCATTCAAATTTGTGCTTAAATCAAACAAAGTATCGTTGATTACTGATCCAAAATTAGGTTCAAATGGTTTTTCACCTAAAATTGTGAAAATAATATTCCTTACAGACCTTTTAATCGCATCTTCATTACGAATTGTCAGCACATCATTCGTCACAGGATGACGTTTGAAGGATAAGTTGATATCTTTGAATGCCCTAGAAGCCACTATTTACACAAAAAGTTTCCTGTTTTTAT